GAGAGTAAGTAAGTAATGAGAAAGAATAGTTTAGACTACAAGACAATACTCAATTTGTATTTAGCAATGCAACCTCACAGTAGATCCATCAGAAAATTACATACAGAATTATTGCACAAGTACGAGTCGAACATTAAGTTAAAAACTATTTCAATACCACATCTCAATACATTATGGAATTGGTCTAGTAAAAACAATTGGATTAAACTTGCAGAAGAACATGACTTGAAAGTTACACATAAGTTCAATGAACGCATTGTAAACAAACAAGTAAATGAATTAGATAAGATGGATAGCATTGTTAATGACTTACAAGAAACAAGTTACTTAGCATTACAAAAGATTACTAGGGCCTTAAAGCAAGACTTAATGAAACCAATTGAGAATGCAAGTGAACTAAAGTCATTAGTCAACTCTGTTACTGATGCAATGAAAATGTATTCACTAATGACAGGTGGTGTTAGTTCTAGATCAGAAACAGTATCGCATTCAATGGGTAATAAGAAAGCAATAAGAGAAGAGATCATACAACTAATTACAAGTCTAAGTAATGATGGAATAGATATTAACTTAGATGACAAAGAAGATAAGAAAAAACTAAACTAACAAAGAATCATATTTGTATCTATGATAAATTTGACCCCCACCCCCCCAAAGCAACAGACTCGATAACATCCATAAAGAGCACATACTCTGTGATGATTAGTCTAGGGGAAAGGGGATGCATGAATACCTAGTGCCACGAAGGACTAGGGTAAACTCGCTGAAAAGGAGGCTATATGCACACAGCAGTAAGAAGTAGTATCTTCAATAGGAACATGTTTCTAGGCTTTGAAGATGCATTTAAGATGCTTGATCACTATGCAAGCAAATCAGAATACCCCCCATACAATATTGAGAGGGTGTCTGACGATAAGTATACACTGGAATTAGCAGTGGCAGGCTTTAAAAAAGAGGATATTGATATATCCATTGAGAAAAATACCCTCAAGATTGAAGGGGAGTCGGCAAAGAAAGATGCTGATTACATCCATAAAGGACTCGCATCACGCAAGTTCACTCGTGCTTTTCACTTGAACAAGTACATGGAAGTTGATACAGCTAAGATGGAAGACGGTATTCTCAAGGTTTATTTGGTACGCAATGTACCAGATGAAGAGAAGCCAAAGCACATTAAAATAAGCTAAAAAAAAATGAAATGCCACAAGTATCAAGTGTAGGAGATAAAGTAGCCAAACTCGAAATGCTCGTAAAGAAGCTAAAAGAGGTTGAAGGCAAAGATAAGGCAAGAGATACGCTTTTAGGATATGCGAAGTATCAGATGGAAGAATATCTTTCACCCCCCCATATAAAGCTATTAGCGAGCAAGCTAGAAGCTGTAGAGAGAGGGGATATTAAGAGACTTGCTATCTTTATGCCACCAAGACATGGTAAATCGATTCTGACTTCAGAATTCTTCCCAGCTTGGTACTTGGGCAGAAACCCAAACAAATATATTATATGTTCAACATATGGACAAGAACTGGCAGATGACTTTGGTCGTAAAGTAAGAAACCAGCTACAAGATCCACGTTATCAAGAAGTTTTTGAAGACGCAGGACTTGCAACAGATTCCTCAAGTATGAGGAGATTTAATACAACAAAAGGTGGAGTTTACTATGCAGTCGGTGCCGGTAGTGCTATTACTGGTCGTGGTGCTCACCTCTTGCTCATCGATGACCCAATTAAGGGAAGAGAAGATGCAGACAGTGAAGCAATGCGAAGTAACCTTCTCGACTGGTATAGATCAACAGCTTATACTCGTCTCATGCCCGGTGGAAGCGTGGTTCTCATTCAAACGAGGTGGCACGAAGATGACCTCGCAGGATGGGTACTTAAAGAAACACAACACGAAGGTTGGGAAGTAATAGAGTTTCCAGCAATACTGGATAAGAGGGCGGCTAAACTTTTAAAGAAAAAGGAAGGTCAACCCTTGTGGGAGGAAGCCTATCCTCTCTCTCGATTAGAAGAGATAAAGAAAACACTAGGTTCAAGAGAATGGGCTTCACTCTACGCACAAAAACCTTCGGTTGAAGAGGGTAACATCATTAAAAGATGGTGGTGGAAGAAGTGGGAAAAAAAAGATCCCCCTCAGTGTGACTATATTCTACAATCGTGGGATACAGCATACACAACAAATAAGAATTCAGACTATTCTGCATGTACAACATGGGGAGTATTTGAAGATGACAATGGCGAATCAAACATTATTCTGCTAGGATCAAAAAGAGATAGATGGGAATTTCCAGAATTAAAGAAAGTTGCTGTAGAATTATACAATGACTTTAGTCCAGACTTAATAATGATTGAGGCAAAGGCAAGTGGATTATCTCTAGTACAAGAGTTATCACGCATGGGTATACCTATAAACGCTTTTAATCCTAAGAAACAAGATAAGAAGTCTAGAGTGCATTCAATTACACCTATTCTGGAGTCTGGCAAGATATGGGCACCGGATAGAGACTGGGCTGAAGATGTCATATCACAGTGTTCATCGTTCCCCAATGCAAAGAATGATGACTTAGTAGATTCTACATCACAGGCTTTACTACGATTAAGACAAGGATGGTTTATTAATCATCATCAAGACTTTATACCAGAAGAAAAAATAGGAAGCAAAGGAAGTTATTGGGCATGGAAACGGTAAAAAATAGTATTAAGAAACATGAAGGCTTTAGAAATAAAGTATACAAAGATACTCTAGGAAAAAGAACTATCGGTTATGGACACCTATGTGTTGAAGACTGGTGGGAAGACGATAAAGAGTATCCAGAAGCACAACTAGATCGTATTTTTGATAAAGATTTTGAAAAAGCAAAAGATGGAGCATCAAAACTTTATGAAGGTTGTGAAATAAGTGATACAGCTAAAGGTGTTATTATAGAAATGGTATTTCAATTAGGCCCTACAGGTGTATCAAAATTTAAGAATATGTGGAAAGCATTAAAAGAAACACCACCCAATTATTCGGTGGCAAAAATTGAGATGCTGGACTCACGTTGGGCGAAACAAACTCCCAATCGTGCAAAGGAATTAAGCAACACTATGGGAGGAATGGTATAATGTTAAAAAAACCAACTAATAAAGGACTAAAAAAGTTACCTACTGAAGTTCGTAACAAAATGGGTTTTATGAAAAAAGGTGGTATGGTAAAAGGATATAAAAAAGGAGGCTCTGTGTCTCGTGGACAATATCCAGTGCAAACTACAAAAGTTAAATTTAAAGGTGTATACTAAAAGGACATTTTAAATGGCAAGACAAATAAATGAACCAGTTGATCAAGTTTCTGTAGAAGAAGTTGAAATAGTTATAGGTGAAGATCCTATAGAGGAAGTTCAACAATCAGAAAACTTAGCTGAAGACATTGATGATGAGGATTTGGATGAGATAGCATCTGATCTTGTATCTGCTTATGAATCAGACTTACAGAGTCGTGGTGATTGGGAAGATACAATTAAGAAAGGAATGGATCTTCTAGGTTTAAAACTAGAAGAAATAGAAAATCCTTTTCCCGGTGCATGTTCTGCACATCATCCATTAATGATTGAAGCGGCTGTTCAATTTCATGCTCAAGCCTTAAAAGAATTATTTCCATCTAACGGCCCTGTTAAAACACAAATAATAGGTGAGAAAACAAAAGACATAGAGTCTCAAGCTGAACGTGTAAAAGACTTTATGAATTATCAAGTTACAGAGCAAATGGAAGAATACTTTGATGACTTAGATCAAATGTTATTCTACTTACCTATTGTTGGTAGTTGCTTTAAAAAAGTTTATTATGATTCAGAATTAGAAAGACCTGTAGCAAAGTTTATTCCTGTTACAGATTTTGTTGTATCAACAAATACAACTGATTTAAGAACAAGTGGAAGATACACTCATGTTATTCGTATGGAAGGCAATGAGTTAAAGAAAAGACAAGTAAGTGGTTTTTATAGAGACATAGAATTAATGGAAGAAGATAAATCTTCTGAGTCTACTTCTATGACTGGTATTAATGAAAAGATACAATCTATAGAAGGAGTAAAGCCTAGTAACACTTATACAAAAGATGCACGTTTTACTTTACTAGAAATGCATGTTGATTTAGAATTACCTAAAAGTGATAAAGAATTTGCATGTCCATACATTGTAACTATTTGTAAAGAAACAAATGATATTTTATCTATACGACAAAACTTTAGAGATGAAGATCCTAAGTTTAAAAGATTACAATACTTTGTTCATTACAAATTTTTACCGGGTTTTAACTTTTATGGTTTAGGTTATGTACACCTATTAGGAAACTTACAAAAAACATCTACAACAATTTTACGTTCACTCGTTGATGCAGGTCAATTTGCAAACTTGCCGGGTGGATTTAAGGCTCGTGGAATGCGAGTTGATGGAGATCAACCTGTAGGCTTTGGTGAATTTAGAGATGTAGAAGGTTATGGCGATGACATTAGAAAATCTATTGTACCATTACCATTTAAAGAACCATCGCAAGTTTTAACTGCTTTACTTGGATCAATAACACAAGAAGGTAGAAGACTAGCCGCAATTACAGATTTACAAACAGGTGATATGAATTCACAAGCACCTGTAGGTACAACTATAGCTTTATTAGAACAAGGCATTAAAGTAATGTCTTCTATTCATAAAAGATTACATAAAGCACAAAGAGAAGAATTTAAGATACTAGCTAGAACGAATCACGATTTCCTCCCAAGTGATTACCCCTACGCTGTTGAAGGTGTTAGCCGTCAAATCTTTAAACAAGATTTTGATGGAACAATCGATGTACTCCCTGTATCCGATCCTAACATCTTCTCAACAGCACAAAGAGTTCTAATGGCACAAACACAAATACAAGCTGCTACACAAGCACCTCAAATACATGACTTACGAGAAGCGTATAGAAGATTATATAAAGCACTTGATGTAGAGAATGTAGATGAAATGTTAATTCCAGAAATGGGAAGTAAGCCAATGGATCCGGCAACAGAAAACTATACTATGATGTATCAGAAACCTGTTAAAGCATATGGATGGCAAGATCATGATGCACATATTTCTGTGCATGAAGCGTTTATGAGTGATCCTTCTGTTATTCCACAAGATCCTAGAATGCAACAAGCACTAGCAGGTTCATTACAGGCACACATACAAGAACACCAAGCACATAAATACAGAATGTCTATTATGGCTAATGCTAATATTGAATTACCAAATGCACCAGAATACGATAGATTTAATCCCGGCAAAGATAATGAATATGAATCAATGGATAGGGATATTGAAAATGCAGTTGCACAAGCACAAGCACAAGTTTCTGGACAAATTGCACAAGCTAATCAGATGCAGGCTCAACAACAACAGCAACAACAACAAGCACAAGATCCTCGATTCCAATTAGCACAACAAGATTTACAATTACGAGCACAAGAAAATCAACGTAAAGCTGAAGAAGGTGCAGCAAGAACACAACTTAAAGCACAAGAAGTTCAACTTAAAGAAGAACAAGCGGCTTCTAAAGCACAACTTGATGCTTCTAAATTGGCTCTTGATCGTGATAAGACTATGGCTGACATGGAAATTGACAGAGAGAAATTGCGTTCTAATGAAGAACGTGATATTGCTAGAGCAGAATATCAAAAAGAAATGGTAGATTCCAAATCTGATATTGAAAGAGCAAAAACAATTATAGAACGTGAGCAAAGAGAAAAAGATAGAGAAGCATCCAAAGATTAAATTACAAAGGATTGAGAAAAATAAACACTCTGTTATTTCTTTGTGGGATAAAACTAATGAAATGGCAAAAGCTGAAAACAAAACAACTGTGTTAGCTTTGTGTCAGAAACATAGAAAAGGATTTTGGATTGTTTGTCATGAAGATGACTTGCAAGATATTATAAATGTCAAAAACAATAACTGAAGAAATTTTAGATTGGTCTGAAAATTTTTTAGAAAAACCAAGTGATAAACTTGGTGGTTGGGCTGTATGTCCTTATGCAAAATCAGCTAGATTAAAAAATCAAGTTAAGATTGTAGAAGTAGAACAAAGCAAAGATTTTTTACCTACTGTTGTAAAAGAAGCTAGAACAATAAAAAAACAAAATAAAAAACTTATTGTTGTTGCTAGTGATGATTTTAATATAGAAGCAAGTGAACTTGGATACTATATTGATGCATTAAACTATACTTTTGTAATGGATGATGTATACTTAATGGCTTTTCATCCAGAAGATGATGGAGAAGAAGTAGAGTTTCTAGAAGATAATTTAGAAACAGAAAATGATTTTTATATGGTTTTAATACAACCATATAATGAGTTGGAAGAGGCATCAAAAACTCTTCACAAAAAAGGGTATTATGATAAATGGGATAAAGAATATTATCGTGATACTGTAGTTAAACGTAAAACATATAGGAGTATTTACAATGATGGGAAAAAAGAAAAGAGTTAAAAGTAAGATGATGATGAAAAAAGGTGGTATGGCTACTAAAAAAGGCATGGCTAAAATGCGTGGTGGTGGTATGGCTAAAAAGAAAAGAGTTAAAAAGAAATAGTGGACACTGCTAAATTTATAACTTATTTCAAAAACAAGATTAGTAAGGAAATCGACAATATAAAAGATGCTTTTGAACAAGGCAGAATTCCTAAAGAGAATTTTGATTCTTCTGTTGGTGAACTAAAGGGTTTACGAGCAGCAAAAGATTTGTTACAAGAATCTGCAAAGTATATTGAAAACGATGACAACTAAATTTAAATTAATAGAAGAAAAATTAGAAAAGAATCATCCTGTAGCTGTAGGTCACAGGATATTAGTTCAAGTTCTTGATGTTCAAGACAAAACTAAGGGTGGTATATATCTACCGGGTAAAGCTGTAGAAGACCATCGTAGTATTGCATCCATAGGTAAAGTAATACAAATGGGTGATGATGCATACAAAAGAGAAGATATGACTGTGCCGTGGTGTAAACTAGGCGATAATGTTATGTTTGGTAAGTATGCAGGACATAGATTTCAATGTGGAAAATCTGAATTAAGAGTAATGAACGATGACGAGATTCTGGCAACAGTGCCAGATGTAGCAAATATTAGCTAATATTTGTTTTTCGTAGCAATCGCTACGCAAATTAATCATAACTTTGGAGAAAGACCAATGCAAATTGTACACGATTCATCGGGTAAAAAAAAACCGATGCAAGTCGTGGATGATGGAAAAGAAACGAAGCTAAAGAAATTTGAAGGTGTTGATGTTCCGGAACAGGAAACACAAGATAATTCTGAGGTGGAAAAAGTCATAGATGACTCTCAAGCTGTCCATGACGAACAGACAACTGAATCCACGCCAATAGAAACAGAAACTGAATCAGAAGAGCAAGAGGAAGTAGAAGAGACTGTTGAAAAACCAAAAAAGAAAGCTAATGCTTATCAGAATAGAATTAACGAACTTGTTAAAAGAGCAAACGAAGCTGAAAGGCAACGTAATGACTATTATAACAGGAATCAACAATTAGAATCTGATTTAAGAAAAAAGAATGTTGTAACTGAGGATTATGCTAAGTTGCAAACACAATTCTTTGATTCAAGAAAATCTAATGCAGAAAAAGCATTAGAATCTGCTCGTGCTGCACATAAAACTGCACACGAAGAAGGAGATTCTGATAAAATGCTTAAAGCCGCAGAGGATATAGCAGAAGTTAAATATGAGTTAAAACAATTGGAAAATCAAACTCCTTTTGTTGCACCAACTCAAAAGCAATCAAAAGCAGTTGAGCAACCACAAGTTAATGCTCCACAGCCAGAACCACAATCACAACCAGATCCTCGTGCACTTAGATGGGCACAAGATAATGGATGGTTTGGTACTGACGTAGCAAAAACTGGTGCGGCTTATGCAATTGATGCTGCTTTAAAGATGGAAGGCTACAATCCATCAAGTGAAGAATATTATTCTGAACTAGATCGTAGGATAGGCGATTCATTTCCTTCACAGGAAGCAAGTCGACCTAGACCAACTGTAGCAGGTGTTAGTAAAACAGCATCTTCCTCACCTAAGAAGGTTCGTATGAACCAGAACCAGATCGCAATGGCTCGTAAATTAGGTGTGCCGCTCGAAGAATATGCGAAGTTCGTGAGGACTGAATGACCAATAAAAATAAAAGCCACTCGACTAGGGCTGAAGCTAGTCGCAAAATAGTATATCAACCTCCTAATTATTTAGAAGCACCTAAACCAAATGTAGATGGAATCAAATACAGATGGGTTAGAGTTTCTGCGGGTGGGGAGGATGATTCACAAAACGTATCAAAAAAACGAAGAGAAGGATACGAATATGTGCGTGCTGACGAACACCCAGATTTCGATGCACCAACACACGAGAGTGGAAAATACGCTGGAGTGATTGGTACAGGAGATTTAGTTTTAGCAAAAATCCCAACAGAATTGTCTGATGCAAAAAAAGAATATTTTGAGCAAAAGACTGAAAGGCAAAGCCGTGCTGTTGATGCTGATATTTTGAAAGAACAACATCCTTCTATGCCAGTTCATCAAAGACGTAGTTCTTCAACGACAACAGGTAAAAGAAAAACCGAGTTTAGTGAAGAATAGAATTCTATTGTAAGGTGCTTCTTTAACAATTAGCAATAGGAGAAATAATATGGCAAATACTGATGCCGCATTTGGAGCTAAACCGGTAAGACATCTTACTGGAGGAACTATTCGTGCTAATGAGTGGAAAATAATTGGAGATGGAACGTCTTCATCAAATATTTTTACTGGTGATTTTGTTAAATTAGGAGCAACAGGTTACATTGATGTAGCCGCTGCTGGTAACAGATTACTAGGTGTCTTTGCAGGTTGCAGTTTCACCAACTCATCTGGCGAACAGGTTTTTTCAAAGTATTACCCAGCTAGCACAACAACACAAAACAGTAGTGATATTACTGCTTTTGTATACGATGACCCTAATATTGTTTACGCTATTCAATCTTCTGGTTCTGCTGATTTTGCCGATATAGGTAATAAAGCAGACCACGTTGCTGGAACTGGTAGCACAACTACTGGACACAGCAAATTTGAGATTAATGGTACGACAGGAACAGGTACAGCGGGTTTAACAATACTTGGATTGTACAACTCACCAAAAAATGCATACGGAACCAATGGAGTTTTAGAAGCTACAATTTATGAACATGAATTGAATGAGCACATAGACGCTGATGGTACACCGGGCGTATAGGAATAGGAGAATAATATGCCGATTAGTAGATCGCAACTCGTTAAAGAGTTGGAACCGGGACTCCACGCCTTATTTGGTTTGGAGTACAAAAGATGGGAACGTGAACACGCTGAAATATTCGCAGAAGAAAGTTCAGACAGAGCCTTTGAAGAAGAAACTCTTCTTTCTGGGTTTGGTGCTGCACCAACTAAAGCAGAAGGTGGATCTGTAGAATATGACACTGCTTCAGAACAGTGGACTTCAAGATATGTGCATGAAACTATCGCCCTAGCATTCTCAGTTACTGAGGAAGCTGTGGAAGATAATCTTTATGACACTTTATCTAAAAGATACACTGCTGCTCTAGCACGTTCAATGGCTTATACTAAACAAGTAAAAGCCGCAAACGTACTAAACAATGGATTTAGCACAAGTTTTCCGGGAGGAGATGCGAAGCCTTTAATGACTACGGATCACCCAACACTTGAAGCTGGAGACTTGTCTAACGAACCTGCAACTGCTGCAGATTTATCTGAAACTTCACTAGAATCAGCAATCATTTCGATTGGTGGTTTTGTGGATGACAGAAATGTGCCAGTTGCTGTTAACGCAAGAAAGTTAATAATCCCTAAAGATTTAGCTTTCACAGCACAAAGAATCTTAAAATCAGAATTAAGAGTAGGAACTGCTGACAATGATGCCAATGCAATGAGACAAATGAATATCCTTCCACAAGGATATGCTGTCAATCATTATCTAACTGATACTGATGCATGGTTCATTCTTACAGACCTAGTAAATTCTGGTCTAAAAATGTTCCAAAGAAGACCTTTAAAAACTTCTATGGAGCCGGATTTTGAATCTGGAAATATGCGTTTCAAAGCGTCTGAAAGATATTCTTTTGGATGGTCTGACTGGAGATCCATTTT